GAATAAAAAATGGCAACACCGAATCTTGTAAATATAGCAACGATCACACCTAAGAATGCTATGGGTAGTTTATCTGATACAAACAGAACTACTATGATCGACGTCCCTGCAGAAACTGCAGTTAGAATTGATACAATATTATTAGCGAACATTGATGGAACCAACGCTGTTGATGCAACAGTAGAGATTAGTAATGACAATGGTTCAACTTATTATAAAATAGCAAGCACAATTTCAGTCCCTGCCGATTCAACATTAGATTTAATTAACAGACCTATTTATTTAGATGAAACAGATTTAATTGCCGTTACAGCTGGTGCTGCTAACGATTTAGCTTTTCATGTTTCATATGTAGAAATGGTTGATTAATAAATTTTAAGGAGGAAAGAAAACAATGCCAAGAATTATAAAATCAGCAAAAGGAACTTTTACAACTGCAGATATAACTATTGATTCTGATGGAAGAGTTGTTACTGCCTCTTCAGGTGCGGGAGGAGATGGAAGTTATGTACCAAGAATAGTAGCAGTAGGACCTGCTTCAGGTAATTATGATTCCCCTGCAAATGCTTCAAAATTTTATGCTTATGCTTTCGCAGGAGGAGGCGGAGGGGGTGCCGGTAGTAATACAAACCCAGGATGTGAAGGGGGAGATGGGGGTAAAGGTGCAGCAGGTTTTTATTCAGGAAGTGTATCAGGGAATACGACCTATGCCTATTCTGTTGGTGCAGGTGGTAGCGGTGGACCTGGATCACAAAACCATTTTGGTGTAAGTGGACAAACAGGCGGTGACACAAGCGTTACAAATTTATTTACAGCTGGTGGAGGCACTGCAGGGCCAGGTTCAGGAAACTCACCTGGAGTACGACCTGATGCAAGTGATACACCTGCTTCTAATGCAACTTTTTCAATACCTAGAGGTATGTATATGAGTAATCAAAATACAGATGGACTTGGACTAAATGGAACGGGAGGTGCAAATGGTCCTTCTAGTACCAGAGCCGGTAATTCAGGCACACCTGGTTTGTTACATTATTTTGATGATGGAGGACAATAATGGCTTACGTTATAACTCTTAATAATCAATTACAAGGTATCGCTGCAAATGAGAGTGATAAAAATGATTACAATGTTTTTTTTCCACCTTCTGTTGCAGTTGAAATAAGTGACTCAGATTTTAATAAATTAAAAAATGATACTGGAAATGTACAAATAGCTGAGGATGGTTCTGTTACTATTGTGGACAATACTACAACTCCTGTTTATGACAATTTAGAAGACTTACAAAAGTACACAAATAGTGTAAAACAAAAAATGAAATATTTTTTAGAACCAGCTTGTAATAACAACTCAAAAGGGATTTATAATAGTATTAACACTTATAATAATTTATTAAAAAATTTTGATTGGTCTACGATAACTTTTCCTTTAAACAAAACTTGGGAACAACATTGTGAAGATAATTCAATAGAATACGTATCTCCTTTACAAATTCCTTAATTGTTATATTACTAATATATGCTTGAAAAAAAGATTACTTTTAAAGCAAGTAAAGACTATATTGAAAATAATAAAGATATTTTACCAATACCTGCAAAACAAAATGTTCCTGATTGGTTTAAAAAATTAACACATTCAACAGAAAACTTTACAGTAAAAGGGTGTTTGCCTTTTCTTGATACACTTACTTCAGGGTATATTTTAAAAATGCCAATAGATTATGGAATTGAACATAATGTTGTAGTGGATGGAGAAAAGAAAACAGGGTTTAAATCTTCACAAACCAATACAAGTCTTAGAGATACTGTTAATATTAATTGCCACGGAGATGATAATTTTCATGGCACAAATCAAATAAAGAATAGCCCATTATTAAATAAAAATTGTAATCTGCCTGTGCACAAAATACTTAATCCTTGGGTAATTAAAACACCACCAGGTTATTCTACTTTATTCGTACCACCTTTAAATAATACTGATGACAGGTTTAGTATAATACCAGGCATAGTTGATACAGACACTTTTAATGTTCATATTAATTTTCCATTTATAGTAAATGGAGATAAATATCCTTATTTAAAAACAGTTTTAAAAAGAGGATTACCATATGTTCAAATTATACCTTTTAAAAGAGATAGATGGAAAATGATAATAGAAGAAGAAACTGAACAGAAAATTAAAACTAATCGATTTTATTTACAAAAATATCTTATTGATAATTATAAAAGAGTATATTGGAATAAAAAATCATGGAAATGAATAGTCCTTTACATAAATACATAAACATATTTGATGATGTGCTTCCTGACCAAATATTAAATGGTTTTTTAAAATATGCTAAATCATTAGAATTTACACCTGCTAAAGTTGTAGGAGAATCGAAACAGAAAGTAGATGAAACTGTAAGAAAAACACTTTGGTATAGCATGAATGATATAAATTGTAAAAGTTTAACTCAAGTACATTGGCGAAATTTTTTATTATCTTTTTTTATGAGATACATTTTTGAATATAAAAAAAATTTTAAAATTGATGAAAACTTTAATGTTATTGATATACAAATATTAAAATATGTAAACCATGGTCATTATGTGTTTCACGTTGATGATGGATATAACACACCTAGAAGATTAAGTATGATTTTTATGCTTAATGATGAATACGATGGTGGTGATATTGTTTTTAAGCATCCTGAAACAAATAAGGAAACAGTTATTAAAAAAAATAAAAATAGATTAATCATTTGGCCAAGTAATTTTTTATACCCACATAGTGTAAAAAAAGTAACAAATGGAGAAAGGTATTCGGTTGTAGCATGGGCATTATAGGAAAAGATTATAAATATAAAATTGTAAAAAATTTTTTAACTCCTGAAGAAATAAATTTTTTATCTTTATATTGTGAAATAAAACACAGAACAAATCAAACACATTTTGATTATGTAAATGGCAATGCTGACACAGCTTTTTATGGAGACCCTGTTATGGAAACTTTAATGCTACAAAAACAAAAAATTATAGAAAAAGAAACAGGTAAAAAACTTTTACCAACATATTCGTACTGGAGAACGTACACAAAATTTGCTGTGTTAGAAAAACATGATGATAGACCTTCTTGTGAAATTAGCACTACTGTATTTATTAATGGCGATAAAAATTGGCCTATTTATATGGATGGAGAACCTTTAACTTTTGAAAAAGGGGATGCAGCTATTTATTTAGGATGTGAAATACCTCATTGGAGAAATGAGTTTAATGGAGATTATCAATTTCAAACATTTTTACATTATGTAGATGCTAATGGAAAAAGTAAACATTATCATATGGATCAACGAGAAACTTGGGGAGTAAGATCAACAGGAGTAAAATCATGAAAATAAATCAAAAAGAAGATGGATCAGGTGAAATTCATTTTACAATAGAGGANAGAAAAATTATTTCTGAAAAAGGAAAAATTACACTTTCAACAACTTTTTTAAAACATTTTATTAATTTATTTATTTCTCTTTTTATAGAATTTCAAAAAAATTTTGATGATGAAACAAGAAATTTAACGACGCCAATTAATAAAGAAATAGAGACAGGATCAGATGAAGATAAGGATCCTGTAGATAATCTTTTAAAATAAGTAGTTTAAAACCTTTAAAATCTGTGATATTAGCTATAATACTATTGGAGAAAAGGATATAAATGCTACAAAAAATAGGATTTCAGCCAGGTATTAATAAACAAATTTCAGAAACTACCGCAGAAGGGCAATGGGTAGATTGTGATAATGTTAGATTTAGATACGGAACACCTGAAAAAATAGGTGGTTGGAAGCAGCTAGGAACAAGTGATTTAACAGGGGCTGTTAGAGGACTTCATCATTTTGTAAATAGTCTGGGTAGAAAATATGCAATTATAGGCAGTAACAGAATTTTATATGCATACTCAGGGGGTATATTTTATGACATACATCCTATTAAAACTACAACCACACTCACAAACGCATTTAGTACAACTAATGGATCAGCAGTTGTAACACTTACCTTTTCTAGTGCACACAACATAGCTGCAGGTGAAATATTGTTATTAGATAATTTTACTACAATAACAAATTCTAATTTTGGTGCATCAGACTTTGATGATAAAAAATTTATGGTCACATCGGTGCCATCAACTACAACACTTACAATTACAATGCCATCTAATGAAACAGGATCTGGTGCAACAACATCGGGCGGTATTAGAGTGCAGCACTACTATCCAGTAGGACCGGCTGTACAAGCAAAAGGTTTTGGTTATGGATTAGGTTCATGGGGTGGAGAAGAAGCAGGAGCAGTTACAACGACTTTAAATGGAGCGATTAATGATTCAACAACTACTATTGTATTAACTGATGCATCTCAGTTTCCTGACTCTGGAACAAATTTTATTTTAATAGGAACAGAAGAAATATCTTATACAGGTATTTCTTCAAACACTTTAACTGGTGTTACGAGAGGTGTAAGAAATACAACAGCAGCATCTCATAGTGATGGAGCTACAATTACAAATACTTCAGATTATGTTGCGTGGGGTGAAGCAGCATCGGGAGACTTAGTTATTGAACCTGGTATGTGGTCATTAGATAATTTTGGTGATAAAGCAATTTGTTTAATTGTCAATGGTGCTGTTTTTGAATGGGACTCTTCTTTATCAAATGCAACAGTTACAAGAGCAACAATTATATCTGGTGCACCAACAGCATCACGTCACATGACAGTATCTACACCCGATCGTCACTTAGTTTTTTATGGAACCGAAACAACTATTGGTGATACATCAACACAAGATGATATGTTTATAAGATTCTCAGACCAAGAAGATATAAATACATATACACCTACAGCAACCAATACAGCTGGTACACAGAGACTGGCCGACGGATCACGGATCATTGGTGCTATCAGAGGTAGAGATGCACTTTATGTTTGGACTGACACAGCTTTATTTACACAACGTTTTGTAGGTCAACCATTTACCTTTGCATTTGCACAAGTCGGAACAAACTGTGGACTTGTTGGAAAGAATGCATGTGTAGAAGTTGATGGTGCTGCGTATTGGATGTCGGAAAATGGTTTCTTTAGATATGCCGGTAAATTAGAATCACTACCTTGTTTGGTAGAAGACTTTGTTTATGATGATATAAATTTAACATCAGGTAACCAAATGGTATCAGCAGGGTTAAATAATTTATTTGGTGAAGTTATTTGGTTTTATCCAACATCAACATCTTCAGTTGTAAATAGAATGGTAGCTTATAATTATTTTGATTCTTCACCACAAAGACCTGTGTGGACAAATGGAACATTATCGAGAACTATGTGGAGAGATTCAGCTGTCTTTGGAACACCTCATGCAACAGAGTATGACGCAGATACGGATACATCTTTTGACGTTGTAGGAAACACAGAGGGAATTACTACTTACTATGAACATGAAACAGGAACAGATCAAAATAAAAATGGAACTATAACTGCAGTCACAGCAAGCATATCTTCTGGAGATTATGATATTACACAATCAAGAACTCAAACAGGGCAATCTACAGGACTTGCAACGTTTAGAGGAGATGGTGAATTTATAATGAAAATAAGAAGATTTGTACCTGACTTTATATCTCAAACAGGAACAGCTAGGGTTACATTACAATTAAAAAACTATCCAAATAATTCACAAGCTAGTTCTCCACTTGGACCTTTTGACATTACAACATCTACTACAAAAGTGGATACACGTGCAAGAGCTAGAGCTGTTGCATTAAAAATAGAAAATACAGCAGCTAGTCAAACCTGGAAACTAGGAACTTTTAGATTAGATATACAACCTGATGGACGTAGATAATGGCAAAGATAGTACAAGTATTAACAAGAGCTAGTCGAGAATATGATGTTACAGTTGCAGAATCTCAAGTAAGAGATCTTGATGCGATTGTAGAAAAATTAAACACAACATATCAACAAGAATTAAAAGATGAGGTAGAAGCACAAAACTTCTTTTTAAATTAATGGCTAATAGTTTTATAAATAAAAAAGTAGACTTAACTACAACAGATCTTACGACACTTTATACAGTGCCATCATTTAAAACTGCTGTCGTAAAATCATTAATAGTATCTGAGGATGCTGGATCAGGAAGCACAATAACCATAACATTAGTCAATGCTAGTAGTGCTATATTTAATTTGTTTAAAGATAAATCTATTGGATCTAAAGCAACCACAGAACTCTTAACTCAACCTTTAGTAATGGAAGAAGGTGAAGCATTAAAAGTACAAGCTGCTGACGCGAATGAGCTGCACGTCATAGCTTCTATATTAGAAATACAGCCAAGAGAGGTAACAACATAA